TCAGTAGCAGTTAATTCAGGAGCTTCAAATGCGGCTTTAATTGCGTCTTGATAAGTAGAGTGTTCGTTAGCACTTTCCCAGCCCTCCGTACCTTTGTACAACTGGTTTAGCTGATCTGCAGAGAATGTCTTTTCGTTAGTCTTCTCCCACTGCTGGACTTCCTGATCCATTTCAACAATACTACCAACGCCATTCTTTTCAATAAGCTCTCTAATAGAGGCAGGTGCAAGTCCTGCGCTTTTTAAGCGTCCTGCTGCAGCGATAGCAAGCTGTGATTTAGTGTTAGTGTCTTTTATGATACGCTGACCATAAGTACTCATCCACTCACGTTGCCGCTCTTTTTTATCTCTATACTCGTCTTTAAACTTTTGTCTACTTGCAGCGGCACCCGACAAGGCACCCGCTATTAAGGCTAATGCTTTAGAGTTCATATCTTATAGTCCTTTACTCATTAAGCCCATAGACATTTTAGGCTCCTCTGGCGGTTGCTCTGGCATACCCTCTGGCATATCACCCTGTTCTTCTTGTTCTTCTCTCATGTCTTCAAACTCTTCTGTCTCAGGGCTACCCATAGCCTCTATTGTTTGTGATACAATAGGCTTAGGCTCATCCTTTCCAAGCTTAGATAGAACAATAGACTTAATACGTTCCTTAGCAGCAGCCTCTTCATCTGCACCCTCTGGGAAGTATTCATCATACTCAACGCCACTGTCCTCTGCTATAGACACAATCTCTTTGTGTACAGCAGGGGCAATAATAAGTCCTACATCAACGCTGTGTACCCCATTGCCTACAGCCATAGTAATAGAAGTATTCGTTATTACCTCAACAGGTATTTCTAATTGCAGCATATATACAACCGCATCCGAAAACTTAGGTTTTGACATATTCTCCATGTGAAGCATTAGAGCTTCTTTAGGGTCAGCCGTTTCAGGAGGTCTCTCCCAAGGAAAACCTCTAGGTTCATCTGTTAGAGATTGGCCGGGAATAGGGCCGCTTAATGATTTACTCATTTTTATACTTTCTTTTCAACAAAGGGTCGTAGCTTTGGAAGTAAAGATGTTTCAGGCGCGCTTCCAAAGTAATATGCATCAATAGAGCGAGGCGTTATGTCACCACCATCTGCAGGACGCCAAGGAGGGTTTTGATTCCATGCTGTGCTACCCTTTTTGTATACAACCATGTCAGGGTTATTAACGGCTTTCTTTGCCAACGCAGGGGCCGCTTGCATCATACCTAAAGACTCTGAGCCATCATAGTCCCAACGGGCCAAGTAATCACCATAAAGACCTATCTGATCTGCTTTAGACATGGCTCTAACGTCTGCAAGTGTAGTTTTTTTGTCTACATATCCAAGGTCACGTAAGTCTTTTAGAGCGTTACCCATTAGCTGCCACAAACCAGAGGCGTTAGTTTCAGGATTTTTAGCTGTACTAACCCCACCAGACTCCCCCTGAAAGATTGCGTCAACTTGATACTTCGGAATGTTAGGAAAACGTTCTTTTAAATTGTTTACGCTTTCTATTGTACGCGCATTATCTCCTGCATACTTGGCACTTGTTTGTTCTTTTGTAGGTGGTCTCATTGGGCCTTGCATTTCATCTTGCCGTTTAGTAGCCTCACTGCCTGACTCTGGGTCAGGATCAAATTTCTTAAAGGAATTTTTTCTTGTCTTAGTGGCTTTTTCAATAGTATCAAGGGCCATCCGCATGAAAGAAGTTGTATCATCTTTCTCATCTAACAAAGAAGACGCATCAGCTACCTCAACATTACCAAAAGTTCTCATACCCAAACTGGCGTTTGTGCCTGCCTGAGACCTTCTTACTTTGGCATCTTTTCTTATGTCTTCTCCTACACTCTCAGAAATACCAAACTTACGTTTTAAGTAATTTGTGTTAGTTGTATTTTTATCTCTGTCAAAGTAATTATTAAGTCCCATTTTAACCCCATATTCCTATTAGTGCTGAACCAATTGTAGCATATGACTCTGTATCTGAACTGCTTTTTGCCTGAGAAATTTGTGCAGCACTGGTATTAGCACTAGACGTAGCTGATATGTTTTGCAATACAACAGCGTTAACTCTTTCTAATGCTGTCTCACCTGACTTCCAAGCAAAAGACATAAGGTCACGCTCACGCTGCCATACCTGATCTAACGTACTAGCAGTAAAAGCATTGGCTGCTTTAGCGTCTTGCATGTTAGCCTCATTTTGTGAAGCAGTATTTACAGTAGATACATTCTGTCTCCACTGTGCATTAGCTTGTGCTATAACCAAAGAGTTAGTCGCATTAAACTGATCCCTAGCATTTGCTTGCTCAGTATTAAACCTTGCAATAGCATTTACCTCAGACGTATTAAATTGAGCTAAAGCGTTAGTCTGTGATGCATTAAACTGTGAGACCTGTGATGCCATTGTAGCCATGAACTGATTAGTTTGATTGACACTAGAAGCGTTAAATTGTTTAGATGCATTCTCTGCTGCAGTGTCACTAAGGATAGCTTGCTGCAGTGCCTGTGCTTTAAACAACTCTGTCTGCTGTGTGTTAGATAAATTAGTCAAGTCCATCTGTAAGAAGTTTTTAGCGTTCTCTACTCTGGACTGTTGTGTGTTACTAAGGTTAGCTAAATCCATGTTTGCCATAGCTGCAGCATCAGACATAACCTTAGCGTTCTTAGCGTTAAGATTGGTGATATCTACAGTCTGAGCCATACGTGCATTCTCTAATGCAACCTGCTGCTCTGCAGTAAAGTTCATGTTAGCTATGTCGCTGATCTTTGCTGCGTTAGTAACACGTGCTTGAAACTCTTGATTAAAGTCCAACTTAAGAAAGTCAGCGCGTTGCTGTGCAGCAAACAAAGCTACCTGTTGACGATTACTTAAGTTCTGTGCCTCAAACTGTGCTACCGTCTGTGCGTCTGCTGCAGCAATAGGTAAGGCTGACTCCATAGCAGCCTGTACAACGGCTTGTCCTGCCATACTACTAGCACCTAGCCCACGTGCAGCCATTGCTGCGTTAGCGGCTCTCATAGCTCCTGCAGCCCATGCAGGGGTAGCATCATCTTCAAAGTCATCCATAAGGTCTTCTAATTGACCTTTGACTGTAGCAGCTTTAGATGGATCAGCCTGTGCCGCTTTAATATCTGTAGCTTCTTTTACTGCAGCCATGTCTACGGCAGAACCATCAACTAACTCATTTGTTTCAAGCTTACGGGCATCAGGCGGTACTACCTTTGTAGCATCTGCAATTTGATTTACGTCAAGCTTTGTGCTTGCCATAGTTGTAGGGTCTTTGGTTGCTGCATCTATCGTAGTTGATACAGTACCTTGTGCTGCCTGTGTATCAGTTAAAGCTTGATCTACGGCAGGTTGGGATGCGGTAGCTTGTACGGAAGCAGGAGTAAGACCTGTAGGTGTAGACGCCTGTTGTCCTGTAGCGGTTTGAGTAGCAGCCGCTATACCAACATCAGGAATTTGCCCTGTGGTGGGATCAATGGTAGCCCCTACAGTATTAGGGTTTATTGTTGATACAGTTGTTGGCTGCGCTAGTTGTTCAGGTGTTTTAATAGCTGAAGCGGTGAGGTTTTGTTGGCCCTCAGTTAAAGCCTGTCCTGCAGCTTGTTGCTGCTCTTTAGTCTTATCAGCAATAGCTTTAACCGTAGCAGGATCACTTTGATCTTGTGCGTACAGATCAGATAGCTCTTGGTTGAGTTTGTCTAGCTTGTCTTGCATTGGTGTCATATTGGAACCGCCTCCTTGGCGCATAGCTTGCCTATAATTAGGATTAAATTCGCTGCTACCAAGTTCTCCGTTGTTAGAAGGTGGTGGCATACTTGCTTGCCTATTAGAAAGATCGTCAAATGTTGTACGCCCCATTGCTAACGAATTATCACTACCCATATTAACGGCTGTCCCTGATGTATTAGTAGGGGTAGTAAATTGTTGTAGTGTAGACCCCACATTGCTATATTTGACTTTAGCATCCCTAGCATTAAGTTGATTAACTTGATCTGCTGTAAGCCCCACAGGATATGGACCTCCTACAGGAAAAGATTTAGTTACGTCACCGCTAAAAGCTACCATCTTAATTCTCTCTTATTCAAAGCCATCTTTTAGGCCATCTAGTATATCTTGTACACTTACTTTCTTCTTAGCGTTAGGTGTGTACCTGCACGTGTATGTCTTGGGACATTCACTAAACTTAAACATAGGGTAGTGGTAGCCTATTGTACCATTAGGTCCACGGTAAATGCAAACCATTTCTCCCTGTATCTTAACTCTTTTTGCTAAGTGACACTGTACAAACTCAGGGTTACTTAACAGCCCTGCTAACACAAGGGGTAACACAACAAGATTAACCATTAACTTACCCCTAATATTACTAAGTAGATGCCTCCACCTAGAACACTAATAATACCTAAAGACAAACCACCTATAGCCATATTGTTTTGTATCTGTCGTTTAGCTTCCATTGCTGCATACACAGTCTCTTCACGTTCTTTACGTATCTGTCTACGCATCTGTAACATATCATCGTATGTAGAAGGGCCAAACCTCATGTTAAGCATGAACTTTATTTCTTTTTCTTTCTCAAGCAGTGTCTTCTTACGAACAACAAGGTCCATTGCTTCTTGTTCAATGTTGTCAGTACCGTGTGTCTGCTTGTCTAACCATGTAGGGTTCTTACGTTGAGACTCAGCCCTAGTAATGTCAGCTACTGCACCGTACCATGCTCCTAGTTGCTGTGATACATCTTGTATCTCTCTGCCAGCCCCTACAAGCATCTTGACCCCTTTGAAAGCTGCATTGGCTGCAGCAAAAGCTGTGATGGGGTCAATCATTTAATTATCTCTTTGCGTGATTGTTAGCAACCACATTCAATGCTTCCTTAATTGCAGTAACGTTAGCATCAATACGTGCAATCATTACGTCATTCTCATGTATGTCATCAGCTAGTCTTGCTGTGCTGTTTTCCATTTCAGATATGTCACTTCTGTTATACTGAATGTCTGACACCATGCCTGATACTGCCCAGACAATAGCAGCACCCTGTGCTAGTAATGCACCAACTATTGTTACTACTGTCCAGTTAATATCCATTAAGTCACCTCAACCCAGCTCGTTGTATCTTCATTCCAACCGTACAACCCTTTGCCGTCACGACTTGAGGGTTGTGGACAAGCAACAGGTGCTTCCCATATACAACTTGAATCATTTAACAACCAACTAGGAAAAGGCTTTGGTTCATAAAAAGCATCACGGGTGCTATCGTAGGTCATCCCTATACTAGCATAGTTTTTACGAAACGGTGTGCCACCTAGCAGATGTTGACCTCCCTGCGTGTTGTAGCTCGTTTGCACCCATGTACCTGCCTGAGTGTCAATAAAATCTTGCTCGGCAACGATGACGTTAGTGACTATATTATTTTCTATTTTTGCATAATGTGCCATGTCTACCTACTGAAATTTATATCTAATTATGACGATGCCAGAGCCACCACCATTTGTGTTAGATTCATCTTTACGTCCACCGCCAGTACCTGTATTTGCCTCACCAGCAGGCCCACTTGAAGACCCGCCTACAGCTTTTGTCACACTACTGCCTGTTATGCTATCCGCAACACCCGCACCGCCATTGCTACCAGATGCTGCGGCACCAGCACCACCACCACCTTGACCGTTTGTACCTGTACCACCATCATGGCCTTGTCCATCAATTCCTTCACCACCGCCACCACCGCCAGAGCCGCCATTATTCCCGCCTTGATAACTATATGGGTCAGAACCGTAATTCCCAGAACCTGTACCACCACCAGTTGCTGTTATAGAATTAAAAACACTATTTGCTCCGTTGTTCCCTCTACCATAAGGCACTCCCCATGACATTCCAGCACCACCCGCACCAACGGTCACTGTAATATCACCTGTGCTTGTTATACCTGTATAGTTTTCAAGATATAATCGCCCACCAGCACCACCACCAGAGCCTGAGTTTGCACCACCAGAAGCCCCACCCGCAATAATTAAATAATCTAATTCTGCATTAGATGGGTCAGCAGACACCTCTGAAACTGAAAAAGTTCCGCTGCTGGTAAAACTGTGAACTTTATAGTTTCCGTCTGTTGTGACAGACCCACCAGTAGCCGTGTAAAATGCTGGACCTCGGCTAGTATAACCGCCAAAACCTAATGTCTGATAACCAAAGCTCATACTAAACCCTTACCCGTCATTAGCTAAGTCAGTTGTAAAGAACAACTTAATACCTACAAGCCGTGCATCACCTGCCATACCATCACCTGATACGTCCCTACCAATTCTAAAGAAACATAACTCATCATCGCCGGGAGAACCTGCAATAGTAACTGCACCACTTTCAGCAG